TGAAGATCAGATATTTTCAGTGCGGAGAATACGGGGAAAGAATGGACAGACCACACCATCACTGTATTATATTTGGATGGGAACCGACGGACATAAAGTTGTGGAGATCAAAAGGCAACGTGAAGATTTATAGATCAGATTTTGTAGAGAAAACATGGGGACACGGCTTTGTAACCGTTGGAAAAGTACAGTACGAGTCCTGCAACTACGTTGCAAGATATTTACTAAAGAAAGTAACAGGTGATAGAGCAGAACAACATTATCAGGGGAAGCACCCTGAATATATCACCATGTCAAGAATGCCAGGAATAGGCAGAGAATGGTACAACAGATACAAGAACGACGTTTATAGAGATGACAAATTAGTTTACGGATTAGGAAGAATCACCAAACCTCCACGGTATTATGACAAGATTTACGAGAAAGAAGAACCAGAACACATGAAAGAAATTTTATCAGAAAGAAGAAAAAGAGAAGCAGATACAGACTACAACAGCACGTATAGATTAAAAGTCCGACAAAGAGTACAAGAAATTCGACAGAAGAACGCACAGCGAGAAATACACTAAAGGAGGTATGGATGCCTAAGATGCGGATCTACAGTGTTTATGATGAGAAAGCAGAGGAATTTTCCCCACCATTTTTCCAACAAAACGACAGATTAGCGCAAAGAATGATTACAGAGAGCGCAAAAGGAAATGGAAGTATGTTAGCGGCCTATCCGGAAGACTTTAAGCTATACCGCCTGGGTGAATTTGAAACAAGCACCGGCGAGCTCACACCGGAAACCAGGCCGCACCTTTTAATGAATGTAAAAGACCTTACAAAAGGAGCAAAGAACAATGCAGAAAATTAAGATTCACCATAGATTCGACAGACCCACAGGAAAGGGTATTATATGCGACCCGTCATTAGGACGCACACAGCAAAGCTTTAAGGATGAATGCGATATCAACAACATTGTCGAGATGTATTGTAAGACGGGATTATGGGGAAATAGTATTAGACCGGCAATTAACACCCCGATGTTCGGGGATTTTACAGAAGTGCCGGATTTTGTAGAAGCGCAAAGGAAGATCGCAGAAGCCGGGGAGATGTTCGACGCACTCCCGGTCAAGATCAGAAAAAGATTCAACCACGATCCCGTTGAGCTTCTCAAATTCGTCGCAGACGAAGCCAACACGGAGGAAGCGATCGCCCTTGGCATCGCCCAAAAGAGGGAAACCCCGGTTGGCACGATAACGCAAAGCGAAGAAAAGAAGTAGACACATGGTGTCAGTGCGCGATAGGATATCAAGTAGGCCTATCGCGCGACCCGCCAAAAGGCGTGGTTTAAGATGGAGTGAGGTATGGTGATATGAGAGGGTTTAGATGGTTTATAGGGAGTAGTTTATTATTGGGAATTATTAGTATTTTAGGATGTTTAATGTTGATTAAGGTGAAGCCATGAGTGTTATTAGATTTATTATTTTACACAACAAGGAGAGAATGAAATGGCTAAGCATAGGAGCAGAGCTGGAAAAGGGAGTAATTATACATTTTCACAAGTGCCGAAAGCAGAGATCCCCAGGAGTAGTTTCACAAGGAATCACACACATAAGACGACATTTAATGCGGGTCATTTAATACCGATTTATGTCGATGAGGTTCTACCTGGGGATACATTTAATTTGAAAATGAATGTATTCGGAAGATTAGCAACTCCGATTTTTCCAATTATGGACGGACTTTATTTAGAAAGCTTTTTTTTCTTTGTACCCAACAGACTGGTATGGGACAACTGGCAAAAATTCATGGGGGAGAAAGTCAACCCCGATGATACCACTGAATATTTAGTGCCAAGTTTTAAATTAGGATCAGCAAATACTACAGGATCATTGGCAGATTATTTCGGAATACCTATTTTGAAAGATGTTCAAGTCAACGCCTTGCCGTTTAGAGCATACAACCTTATATTTAATGAATGGTTTAGAGATGAGAATTTAATTGATAGCTTAAAAGTTACAAAGACAGATAGCGGAGATACAATAGCAGATTACAGCATAGTAAGCAGAGGAAAACGGCATGATTACTTTACAAGTTGCCTCCCCTGGCCCCAAAAAGGGCCAGGAGTAGAAATAGGTTTAGGGGGTACGGCCTCCGTCGTACCCAGTGGTACAGGGATCCCGACAGTGATCGGGAACACGAGCCCAGGGACAGCAGGGCCAATGAAGATCGGGAATACCGGAATGACCCCTACGGGGGTTATGTCAGCACCCGGGACGTATTCATCGGGCTCCAGCACCGCCGATTTGAAATGGGTTACATCGGGCCTGGAAGCGGATATGTCGACTACTACCGCAATTACCATAAATTCCCTCCGCCAAGCCTTCCAGTTGCAGAAATTACAGGAAAGGGACGCAAGGGGTGGTACACGGTACGTCGAGATCCTAAAGGCCCATTTTGGCGTAACCTCGCCCGATTCAAGATTACAGCGTCCGGAGTTTTTAGGAGGGGGGCATAGCCCCATTATTATAAATCCAGTCGCACAGACAAGCTCGAGCCCTGGCACAGCAAGCGATGTTCCCACACCGCAGGGAAACCTTGCGGCCTTCGGAGTCGTTGGGGGCAGTGGACATGGATTTCATAAAAGCTTCGTCGAGCATGGTTATATTATCGGCCTTATCAGTGTCCGGGCAGACATTAGCTATCAGCAAGGCCTCCACAAAATGTGGAGCAGGGAAACCAAGCATGATTTCTACTGGCCGGCACTTGCACACATTGGGGAACAGGCCGTATTGAATCAAGAAATTTATGCACAAGGAACAACCGTCGACGAAGAAGTATTTGGATACCAAGAAAGATGGGCAGAGTACAGATATGGAATTAGCAAGATTTCTGGAATATTTAGAAGCACAGCATCACAGCCACTGGACAGCTGGCATTTAGCACAGAAATTTGATAGTTTACCCGTATTAGGGGAAACATTTATTACAGAAAACCCCCCGGTCGATCGTATTGTTGCCGTAGAAACAGAACCGCAATTTATCTTTGACAGTTTTTTCAAGATCAATTGCGTCAGGCCGATGCCTGTCTACAGCGTACCTGGACTGATCGACCATTTCTAATGATAGATATATTTCGAAATATTTGGAATATATTAAGACGGGGGGTATTTATATGGGTGGGCTTGGGGATGTTGCTATTGGAATGTTGGGTGGGAGTCTTATTAGCGGCCTGGGGGGCATTTTATCTAACCAGGCCGCTGCAGACCAAGCAGCAGAAAACAGAGCTTTTCAAGAAAGGATGAGCAGCACCGCACACCAAAGAGAAGTTGAGGATTTACGCAAAGCAGGGTTAAACCCTATATTATCAGCCACAGGTGGCAAGGGAGCTTCCACACCAGGTGGAGCCCAGGCAGCTATGGAAAATCCATTCAAGGAAGCTGGATCTGGAATAGCAAACGCTGCAAAGGTACATGGAATAGATAAACCTATTGCAGAAGCTAATATTAAAAATATAGACGCAGACACTATCGTTAAAACAGCAAACGCAGATTTAGCAAGAACACAAGCAGAAAACGTCAGAACGGACACATTAAAGAAGATTCAAGATACAGCAACAGGAGCAAGCCAGATGGATTTAAATACAGCTTTAGCAGCAGAATCCACACAGAGATCCCTTTTAGCAGGGAAGCAAGTACAAGTAGCAGACGGTTTAATACTACTACAAGATGCACAGAGAAAGGCCGCAGAAGCTTCAACGGCCGTTTCCCAAGCTGACAGAGATAGGATTTTACAAGAGATAGCTACTCTCAAGGCAAAGCTTGTAGAGCAGCAGACCAAAGGTAAAGTTTACGAGATACCAAGAGATCTTGCGACTCGAATGACAGAATTATATGAACGTGCTAAAGAGTTTTGGAACAAAAACGACAAACACGGGGCAAGCGATTGGTTAATAGACAAATTCAGAGGAGCAGGAACAGCCATAGGTACAGGAGCCGGCAACGTATGGGGAGGGTTACACAAGGCAGGCCAGGCTTTGCCTGGTACTACTCCATAAGGAGGATTTTATGATGAACAAAAGACACAAAGTCAGCAAAAAAGGCGGTAGAAAGCTTTTTACAAAAACAGCTATGCGTACACACAAGAAGAATTTGCCTTCCAATCCCATGAGGGGAGGAATTAGGATGTAATGAGCTGCTATTACCCAAGAAAAGGGTACAGATCAGCAGATTTAAGCAGCAAGAAAATAGTATTTTCACCACAGAAAGGATTTAGAGATTTACCGATGGAAGTACCATGCGGGCAATGTATAGGATGCAAGATCGACAGAGCTGCAGAATGGAGCGTAAGATGCGTACACGAAGCTTCATTGTACAAGGAGAATTGTTTCCTAACATTGACGTATGCACCGGAGAGAATGCCTTTGAACGGGAGTTTATCTCCACGCAATTTCACCCTATTTTTGAAGAAATTGCGAAAAGCATTACCCGTGAAGATCAGATATTTTCAGTGCGGAGAATACGGGGAAAGAATGGACAGACCACACCATCACTGTATTATATTTGGATGGGAACCGACGGACATAAAGTTGTGGAGATCAAAAGGCAACGT